CGTTTGATGCGAGCTCCCCCCTTCCTGAATCCGGTTGAAGCCGCAATCGTGCGCTGGCTTATGAAGTCACCCCGGATTGGCCTGGTCTGCATCAAGGAGCATGGATCCACTGTGACCTGGGTGCTTAGTGACGAATCGGATCCTGCTGGCTATGGCAAGCAGATACATGTTTCAGACGATGTTGAGCCCGACTCCATGAAGTTGGAGCGTATCTACCATGCGCCCGATGCTGAGAAGTGAGTCTCTATCACCCAAACACAGGGGTAGGCTCCTACGGCGCTCATCCCTTGTTTTATGGCATCGAAACCTTCTACCGGCCTTGGTTCTTTGATGGGCGAATCGTTTATTGGGGTGACCCAGTCACTGGACGCGCAACAGCTCTTGAGCGAGCTGAAGCCATGGCAAGTCGAGAACGGCAAAGCCGCTTTCCTTGACTACCTGTATGAGCTGTACGAGCGCGACAGCGCCGAACCCGGTCTGCGCGGTACGTACACCGGTCTCTGGAACAAGTTCAAGGAGGACACCGCTCAGATCATGCGCGCCTCCTTTATTTCGTCGCAGGTAGCGGGCCAATCGTGAAGAAACTGATCGGCCTCTACAGCCCGGCTGCGGGTTCGGGCAAATCCACTGTTGCTAAGTGGCTCCAGGACGAGCGCGGTTACACGATCGTGCCGTTCGCCCAGACCCTCAAGGAGATGCTGATTCCGATGCTCAAAGCCCTGGGATATGACCAGGCCGGAGCTGAGGATCTCGTCTACAAGCACAAGCAGGTTGTCGTTCCATCGACTGAGGTCAGTGTTCGGCACATGCTTCGGACACTTGGAACGGAATGGGGCCGGTCATGCATCCACCCCGATATTTGGTTGCGTTGCTGGTCCGAGCGGATCAAGCACTACGACAAAGTAGTTGTTGACGACTGCCGCTTCAAAAATGAGGCTCAACTCATTAAGAATCTGGGTGGTGCGCTCTGGTATGTCGAAAGACCGGGTATTCCCAGGTCGTTTGAGCACTCCAGTGAGGGCGGATTGAACGATTTCGATGGATTTGATTGCGCTGTATTTAATGACGGTGCGGTTGAAGACTTGACAACTAAGCTGCGGCTAATGGCTAAGGCTTAGTGGCTTCGCTGCGGTATCACGCCGGCAGGATGGTTCTGTACGAGGGACCTAAGGGCTGGCGTGTCCGCATTAAGAGTCATACGGGAAAGCTGGATTTACCCCTCAGCTGTACCGAGCTTGAGCAAGCGGTGATCGAGGCTGAACAGCTTTACGCCGACGCTCGGGCCATCACAAACAACAAGCCCAGATGCCAGCACTGCATCCACTGGGAATTTGTTGCGGCACAATGCGGTTTAGGTTTCCCGGAGGGGCGTTCCAGTGGAGGAGTCTTCGCAAAAAGCTGCTCAGCCTTCTGGGCCAACCACTGAGTACGTCATTCCTGAGGACGCATTCGATTGCGGGGATGGCTACTACATCGAGATGAGCACCGAGCCCATCGGCGAAGTTCGGTATCGGGCCTGTATGCCCAACTGCTCTATCGGCCGGTACGCCAATGATCTGTGGCAGGCTCAGATCTACATAGAGCATATGAAGGCTGCTCGCTTCGGCTAATCCAGCACAGCAGCTTGTGAGCACGGAAAAAGTCCCAGAAGGGCTGCTTTATCCACCACAGCCACACGGACGAGTGGGATTTGGCTGCGTTGCAGCGCAGGCAGGCTGGCACGCAGTTGCGCACGGTTGTCGCACCACCCTTGGCCTTGGCCTTTACGTGATCGATTGTTGTGGCGTGATCGCCGCAGTAGGCGCAGGTGTGATCCCAAGCGGAGAAGATTGAGGCACGGAAACGTTGCTTACTCGCTTTTTTGGTGACGAGGTAGATGCCATCAATCTGATGCTCCATCTTTAGGAAGCTCGTAGGTGGCTATTTCGATGTCGATGATGTCGTCATCGGTTTTGAAGCACTCTGAGATGCAGGCGTAGATGTCGCCTGGGATGTTCTCAGGGTCCTGCGCGGTCTCGAAGTAAAACTTTCCGGTTACTTCGATTAAGTACCGCTGCATGGGAGAAGCTCTCCGCTTCGGCTCAGGGTAGCTAAAGACACTCTTCCCAGCTTGGCATCACTCGCGGTTGGCCGTTGTAATGCCCAATTTCTCCATAATCCAGGTCGGGATTGGTGACCATTAACAGGAACACCATCTGCCCGATCTTCATGCCGGTGTATAGCGGCAGGTTGTGAAGCCGCTTGTTGTTTGTGAGCTCAAGGGTCAGCTTGCTTCCGTTCCAGCCGCAGTCCGCGTAGCCGGCGTGACTGTGCTCGTAGCCCTCCCTGGCGCGGGATGACTTCAGGCAGAACATGCCGCAGATATCGGCTGGCATGTTGAACACTTCCAGCGTCTCGGTGAGTAGAAACTCGCCGGGCGCCATCAGGTATGGGGCGTCCTTGGTGCAGTGCGCAATTGACTGAATCTGCAGTTCCGAGGTGTGCTCGACCTCGACCATGATGTTCTCGCCGATCCGCAGGTCCAGCGAGGCCGGATTCAGTAGTTCAAGCTCATATGGGACGACCATGCGCTCCTGCTGGCAAAGGCGCTGGATCTCATGGTCGGGAATAATCACATGCTTTTTATGTCTGGGAGCACATTACTCGATATATCGCTGGTCATCATCCTTGAATGAGTCGGACCAGCCGCCTTTAACACGAATTGCCCAGCCGGTGCCGGGACCTTCAACTTCCCAGCGCTTAAGCCATTGACGCCGCGGGTAGAGCACGTATTTCGCTTCGACCTGATCCTTGTGGCCGCCGTGAATGAAGTCGGGTGTGCCCATTGGGTCGTGGGCAATGAAGAATTGGTCCGTGTAGCCAACGATCACGCTCCAATGGCCATAGCCTCTGGGGCGCTCACCCACGCTTAGGTCTCCATGGTGAAGCCAGCCCACTGCTACCGGGCGGCCTGCATCAATCTCAGATTCCAGTAAGCCTGGGGTCCCGTTGTCTACAAACTCAGCCGTCAACCCGTAGTCCTTGAGAGCACGGATATGCGCTTCAATCTCAGTTGTATCGCCGTACTTGGCCCGTACTTTGTCGTAGTCATGTGGGTTGAGTACGCGGGCTTGATCTGCTGCAATCATTGCTGCTGCCGCAGTGAAGCACTTGCGGTAGCCATTTGGGAGATCGAGCTGATGAAAGTAAGGGGTGGGTAGCCACTCAACACGACCCCCAGCTTTCCAAATCTCAAACCATGCTGAGTTGCGGGCCAGTAGCTCCTGAGGCATGTCCTCTTGGAGCTTGTTGATCGCTGCGATCTGGTGTGGTGCTGCGGTGTAGCGATTGAAGAAATCGGTTAATCGCAGCGTCATAACCAGAAAGATACTCAACACTAGTAACTATTTCATGTTTTTTGGCTTAAGCGACTTAACTGTGTCGAGGAGTAGGGCGACTACTCCATTTTGCTTGAGATTCGATGCGCCGATCAGCTCGCTGATCAGAGCAACCACGGCCCAGGTGATTGGGCTGGTGAGGATGTCTTCCATGGGTATGTGTCGACTGCAAAAAGCTTAGTGCTGGTGTCTGGATCCTTCTATACGTGCCACAGCTGCTTCAAGTTCGCGTAAGCGGCTGAATACTTCCGCATCTCTACTGCGCATGTCGGTGTGGAGTACGTCGAGGCGAGTTGCAACGCTATCCACGGATGCGGTTAGGCGGATTACAGCGTCGCGACTCTCTGTAGACCTCTTACTGTTAGCCGAAGCGCCCATTGCGGCTACCGTTACAGAGGCCCCCGCAATGGCAGCCAGAATCTCAATCACAGGAGCCACCCAAGCACTCATTTCATCATGGCAGCCTCATCTGAACACGATCACGACAAGGACCACACGCCATTGGCAGACTTTGTTCGCTTGGCCGTTCTGTCCTGGTCCATCTTCATGCTCAGCCTTAATTACTTGGGGCATGTGAAGGCCATGGATCCCACTTTCCCGGCCTCCCTGTTGACTGGCACGATGGCCTCATTTGGGGTTTCTGTTGGTAAAGGCAACGGCCAGAAAAAGAAGGACGAAAATAACGGCACAGTCACCGCTAAATCTCAGGAGAAACAACTGTGAAAAAGGTCCTTCTGGCAGCCGCCATTGTGATAGGTAACGCGAGTGCTGCACACGCAGATCTGACGCACCGCATCCAGTCCTCGGTGTCGCTGACTGTGGACGCCGCAGCAAGTGCCGCAAGCCGGATCGGTTCGAGCTACTCGGTGAGCGGCAACAACATCACGCTTGATACCGCTGGTGGCCTTGGCACCCTCACCAGTGGCAGCGCAGTCGGCTACACCGCCGCTGATTACAGCATCACTACGGCTGGTGACGCCTTCTCCTTCAGCGAGTCATTTACTGAGGGAGACAGCGTGCCATCAGCAACCAGCGTCACAGCAGGTGTGGTTGGCTCGTTGCCAATGCTTGGCGATACGACAACCACCGCAGGCGGTGTCGCAGGAACTCTCGCCGGCACAATCTCTAGTGATCATGCCATCGGCCTCACCGCTGGCGGCGCCGGTACTAGCGCAGTTGGTCAGATGGTCACCGAAATCAAGCTCGACTGATGCGCTGGTTAACTGTTGTGCTGCTGTTGGCCGGTCCAGCAGCAGCTGTGCCGGTTGTGCCTAACTTCCGCAGTGGCACGATGACATCGCGGACGGAATCAACGACTCAGATAACTGAACAAATTCGCAGCGTCAACTACGCGACTGGCTACACCTACAGCGCGTCAGGTACAAACGTGCAACACTCTGGGTCAAGCATCGTTCCAGGTGCTGGTACTACCCAGACACAAACAGTGGACGGGGTTACCTCTAGTTGGACCGGCCTCGAACTGCAAGACAAGCCCACATGGTCAATCGTCAATCCAGGCGCAAGCTTTCAGTTCGTCGAGTCCTATTCGGGACCAGGCCTGGAGACAACAACGGACATCACCCGTACAACGTCCGTACAAAGCGTCACCGATACCGTCTCGGTCTTTGGGCCTTAGTCCTGCTGCCTAATCCAGCGTTTGCTCAGGCCAACGCAACAGCTAATCCGGTGGCAAATAGCACTGGTTCGGTGACGAACCAAGCCATTCAGATGCTCACGGGTCCATATCCGACCAACGCATATGGTCCGGGTATTTCGTGCCAAGGGCCGACGTTGAACGTCTCGCCGTTCGTTACGACCAGCAAGTCATATGCGCTGCCGTTCAACGACACGGTCAGAACACCGTATTACGATCCCACCGACGAGGACGAAAACGGCGTACCTGATAATCCCGGCAACATCTTGTACTACCAGGAATTACCTAGTGGTCAGAAAAACAACCACGCACTGAACTTCGGCGTCAGTGCCACGGTAAGTATTCCGCTCGATGGTGGAATGCAGGAGCGATGTAAGACTTCAGCTGACACCCACAACGCGCTCCAGCGTCAGATCCTTGCTAACAAGCGGCTGGACTTTGAGCTCAGCAGGTTGAGGCATTGCGGTGAATTAGCCCAGAAGGGCATTACGTTCCACCCAAAGTCCAAGTTCTACGTGGTCTGTTCGGATGTGGTGCTGGTTCCAAAGCCTGGGCAGGTGCTGCCGCATCGCCACAAGATTACGGTTTCAAAGCCCGGCGCAACGTCCGGATTGCCAAGTTCCGCTCCCGTTGTGAAACCCGCCGCTCCCACACGGATTCCAGTGGAACCTTTTGACCCCGCAGCTTCGCGATCGTCGTCATCGTCTTCTTGACGGTCGGTTTGATCGTTTTGAGGATCAGCTCTGCCAGTGGTTTGGCCACCAGGGCAGAAGTCGTAGCCACCACGGCAATCGTTGTCGTCGTGACCACAGCTTCCACAGGCGGTAGTCCGTCAAGCGCCTTTTCCAGAAACGGCTTGGTGGGTTCAGCCTCCGTTGCCGTCTCAGATGTCTTCGCATTTGGTTGAGGTAATCGCGGGATTGCCGGTAGTTCAGGGGACGTGGATTCACTGTCCTCGGAATCATCGGACCTTGGTGTAGTTGGTCGTACCAGCTGAAACTCGTTGGGGCTGAAGTCCATCGGGTTGAACGATGGGATTTCGCCATTGGGGCACCAGTTGCCTACGCGGCCAGGGTCATCTTGGAGGAGGCTTGGGTTGAGCTTGGCGTCGGGATGCACTGGCACGCACCCCGGCATCTCGACGATCGGAACTCCCAGCTCCAGGGTCACAGGCGGACCGCTTGGAAGCTGAGGGCTGTAAGGGATTTCCCGGATCTGCGGGATGCGGATCTCTGGGATTTCAGGCATTAGAAGGGGAGTGCCGGACCGGTTGTTTCGGGCAGTTTGGGCATGGCACCTTTGATCTTGCCCTCAAGTTCGGCCTCGATGTGCTTGGTTACCTTGCCGCCGATTCGCTCCATGCTTTCGTCCATGAACTTGTCGAACTGCAGGTAGCTGATCACCAGCGCTGCGGTCATTGATCCGCTGAGGAGAAAGCCGGTGATGGCCATCAAATCAATGATTCTGCGCATTGAGGATTTTCCTCTCATTGGCGTATGGCAGGACTGTAAAGAAGTCGATGGCATCCTGCACATAGGGCACCAGCCAGTCGGGCGGCCAACAATACTCCCAGTTGTCGGGGTTGGTTAGGCATGGAAAAACAACCACCCGGCAAAAAGTTGCCAGGTAGTTGTGGACCATAATGAACTGATCAGAGACCCGCCGAAGCGGGCCATATTGACGATCAGAACTTGTACTTGGAGCCGAGCTTGAGGCCGTAGCTGTTGCTTTTGTCGCCAGTGGCCATGCTCACCTCGGTGTAGATACCGAGTTTGCCGTCGGCGGTGACGTCAGCGCTCAGGCCAGTTTTGGCGGAGAACTGATAGTCGGTGGCGCCGCCTTCGGGGAACACAACAGAAGGACCACCTTGGATGTACCAAGGGCCAGCCTCATAGCCAACATGAGCATCAATAGTGCCACCACCGTTGG